TGCATTACTACCACCCTGCAGTCCATACGTTGAACCACCAGGATAATTATTTAAATATTGTAAAGCGGAATCTGTTTGAAAACTAGTTAAACCAGTGATAGGATTTTCAGTTACTAAATCACCAGGATTTATACTTTGCCAAAAAGACGTGCCCTCACCATTTGAAGGTCCATCAGCTAATATAGCGTTGTTAGGTCTTGTCCAAAGTTTTTGACCAACAGGACCAAAAGACAAATGCATATAGTATTGGCCAGAGCTATATATAGGGTCTATTTCATTAGTACCACCGTCAGCAACAAAAGCAACCGCGTTATTGAGTCCACGGCTTTTAGTTGTCCAGCTTCTCATTCCCCAACCAGATTCACTCTCTGTAGTAGCACCAGCAGCATAACCATTTACTTGTGATGTATCTATAATACCTTCTATACTATCAACAAAAAATTGTCCACTGCCTCCACCTGTGCCTTTAACAAACCTACCACTAGCACTAGCATCTAATGAGCCAGTTTGACCACTTAAATCTGAGTAATCAATAGGGTGTACACTAGCAAAGTACGATTGATCTATAAAAAAACTAGGCGATGTACTACCAGTTCCAAACTCATAAAGAGTTTCCCAAGACTGTTTAGTATTACTTTTAACTTCTGTATGAATATCTTCGTTTAAGTTTGTATCACTAGCTGTTAACTGAGAGTTATTTGTATTTACAACACCAGTAGTAGCAGCAGCACCAGAAGTCGCGCGATTATCAAAAAGATAAAAAGAGTCTATACTCAACGCGTTTCTAAAAGTTATATTTGTTACTATAGAAGATTCTAAAAACTGCTTAGCTGTTAAATCTAAAATTATTTTTACAAAAAATCTACCAGAAAACTCATTGCCTTCTTTAGGTAATCTTCTATTTACTTTTAATCTAAGTGTAGGCTCTAAAGTCACAGAAGTAGTATCACTAATAACCCAATTATCATTTATAGTTATAGGTTTACTTAAACTTATTTTGTAATTAGCTTCGTTGTTAGACTCAGTAACACTAGTTACTTTGTATGTTTGAGACTGTAATGTAGAGGCACCTACTAGCTTAGTAAATACTACTTCTAAAGGTTCTTCAAAAGAAGTGAGTTCAGCGCCACCATTTTCTAACCAAACACTTTTCTTTATTTCTATTAAGTTTTGACCAACTTCAGGTATATTAACACCTGTATTGTAACCAATATATAAATTTTGAACAATACCAACTGTACCACCAACATTACCTACAGGCTCTAAGTCAAATTTTATAAAATCTGGTGCTTCGTTTTTAATGTCAATTACTTTGTACTTATTTTCTATAGGTACTTGCTCGTTGAGATTTACTTTCTTTTTTAATATTATATATTCTTCTTTTTGAACTTTATTAACATCAGAAGAAGGAAAAGAAATCCATAAGTTTTCACCACTTTCATCTCTGTACACCTTATCCATTGTTAAATTATAATATTGCCCAGAAGTTTCTTTTACAAAAAACTTGTAATAACTAGCCCAACTAGGTTGGTTTCCTTTTACTGAAGCTAACAGTTGTGTTGATCTACTAGCATTACCTAAAAAAGTAGCTGTTTCATCTGAGTCCCAAGGTATTTTTAAAGAAGCGTTTTGACTAGTAAACACCGGTGACTCTCTTCCGTACTCATCTCCATAAACAACACCTACTTGGTAATTTTTAAAAGTTTTAAGCGATTTTTTACCGTTACTAAAATCGATAACATCGTTGTCGTCATAAGAGCGCTGTCTATAGTCTACAGATATAATTGGCTTTACGACGTTTCCATTGCTATCAAGCATGTCGTAACCTTGGGTATAGTTTGCGTAAACAACTCTATTACCAGTAACTTCTTGTGCTAAGGCTTTTTTAGGTACGTTATCAAACGGTCTTAAAAGTTGATTTGAAGGTAGCGCAGCATATATGTTCTCTGTATTTATAGTGTAAGTACCAGTGTAACCACCAGACACATCAAACGAAGTGTTTAATGTTCCGTCAGATTCAACTATAGGTATAAAAGACTCTAAAGCATTGAAATGATTTTCACTTGTACCAGAAACGTTTGGATCGTTTCTTTTTATGCTATCTATAGAATAAACAGTAGTAGAATTTTCTAATTTAAATAATATATCAACTTGTACGACATCTCTAGGTGTATTAGGAGGTACTAATTTTGTTAAATTTATTTTAAAACAATTGTTCTCCATACCTTTGTTAAAAGAATCTTTTGTAGGATGGAAACTAAAAGCTTTTGCTAAAAAAGCAGGTTGTGTAAAAGGACTAAACGCAGAATATTCTCCGTCCTCATATTTCCAACGAGTTGCAAACCTTACAAATTTATCTGTAAATATTGAATTATCTATATCTACAACTTTAATTATGTTTGCTTCAACACCTCCGGTAACAGCGTCTGTGCTACTATCGTTAACAGTATTTAAAGGTATTGCTTCGTTCAAAGAGTCTATTACTTCTATTTCAATTTTGCTATAACCAGGATTACCAACTTCTACTTCTATATTTATAATTTCTCCAATAAACTCAGCGTTAGTTGGAAAAGAACCACCAGTGCCAACTTGACCTACAGCGACTTTATCACCAGAAGTAACATCTATACCTGTTTCAAAAGTTAAACCAACACTATTTAAAACCCTAGGCACGTACACAAGTATACTATCGCCTTTTATAGCTCTAAAAGAACCGTTGTTTCCTTGGCTAAAAGAAGCTATACCTACGCTTGGAGTAACAACTATACTTTTGTCAATTTTAATATAAGGCGCATGAAAAGGTCTTTTCTTTATAACTGTTATATGCTCTTCTTTTAAATCTTCACTTGTTACCTCTTCGTTTACAACTAGCTTTGTGTGAGTGTTATTTGGACTAGTAGCGTCTACACCAAGCTTGCATCTTTCAATATTTATTTTTCTTGGTTCGTTATGATTATCAGTCCAAAGTAATATATCATCTATAATATTAATACCCGTTATTATACCATCTTGAAACTTTAAAACATCTAAATTTTTATCTATAATAACAGGCGTAATTATATTTGTGTTTGTGTTATATTCGTATATAGCATCTTTGTTAGGATTTTTAACATACCAAAAAAATCTATTATTTTTTTCGTCTGATATAGCTCCTACACAAGTTGAGTTATCACCAATAATATTTTCTATTCTAGAGTTGCCTAATAAATTTTGAACTGTTCCAACATCAGAACCTTCTGAAGTTGAAATTTCTATATTCAAAGCGTCTCTATATTGTCCTTTTGGAATTATTCTTTCATCAAGGTCTTTGTTCATCTTACCTTGAGTAAAGTTATTTTTAATTTCCGGCATATTTTAGTGTTTTATCCATTTAGACTTACCTCTTAGTATGTTGGTAATATCTTCTATTTTTAAATTTGATAATCTTAATTTAGCTTGTCTTACAGCGGCAAATCTTTCTTTTTTATATCTAGAAACTAAATACTCTGGTGTATTAGATCTAGAAGATAATACCGCGTGAGTTATATATTTGTACATAGCTTCTTCCGCAAACTTATGAACCTGCATCTCTCCTTCAGTACCAAGACTGTCGCTTATATAATCTAATATTACAGTTTTTCCAGAAACATTAGATGAAAAATGTACTAAACCTTTTGCGTGGTCTATATAAAAAGATCCGTTTGTCTGTGCAAAAGAAGGCTCTATTCCGTATCTTTGCCCTACGTTTAACTCGTGAATACTTTCGTTGTAATCAAAATCTTGTATATCACTATTAGTAGTTTCGTTGTGAGTTTTATAACTGTTCCAAGTTGTAGATTCTTTAGCTTGTTGTAAATTTTCTACAACGCCGTCAAAAGTCAACGTTATATCATCAACTATGTTTTGACTTGATGAGAGCGAAGTGTCTATAAAGCTCTCTATAAAACTTGTAACTAACACGTATAAAGTGCTAAAGCCACTTACGTCTATATTTTCTAATGTACCTGTTGAAGCAGTCGCCGCGCCATCGTTAAAAGTTATCAAAGCACGAGCACCTGCAATAGTAAACACATCGTAAATTTCATCTGTATTATTTAATGAAGCATTTTGAGCTTTGTTAGGATTAGTTACTTCAACGTTATGAGACAAGGTACTTAAACCAACTCTCAACGTACCAACACCTTTTCCTGTAGCCGAAGCTGCTGATGTTCCTAAAGCAGATAAATCTAACAAGTCAATATCTTCAACATTTATTTCTTGCCAACAAGCATAAGCTCTACTAGTTGGTGTTCCATTTAAAGCTGTTGAGCCATGCGTAAACGTTAAAGCGTTGTTAATTACGCTTATATCTTCACCCGCTGGAGTGGTTGCTATTATAGTTCTAAACCAATCCGGAGTACCACTAGTGGCTAAAGTAGTATCTGTTCCAAAATCTCCGTTTTTAAGAATTACAGAAGAAGGAACCGTAAAATCATAAGACTTATCGTCGTTTTGTATTATTTTAAAAGGGTTAGAGGTATAAGAAGTTGGGTACAAAGGGTGTTTTATACCAGCAGAATCGCTCCACGATATTTTAGTGTAGTTAACATAGTCGTGTGGTAATATCATAGTTAAAGAAGGTGGCAAAGATATTTCTTGAGATTTAACGCATTTAAAAGTATCAAAGCTTAACTCTGCTAAAGCTCTTTGCGCGTGAAAAGCAACATCTGTTCTACTTACTTTACTTATAATTTTTTCTTCTCCAACATAAATTATCATAAATTGATTTATTATATCTTCTAAAGAAACAAATTGATAATTACCAAAAGTTGTAGGATCAGTATAATACTCTAGTTGTGATTGTTTTAATAACGCCATTTATTTATTGTTTTTCTTGTTGTATATTTTTTATATCTTCTCCTGATGCTATTTGATATAAGCTAGGATCTTTTATAGTTATACCTGCTAATAATAATATTTTTAAAACTAAATCAGTTTCTTCAGAAACGTGTAGATCAAAATTAACAGATAAATCTGGGTTATGTATAGCCACATCATTTACCATAGTAGAAGCCCATTGCACTATGTTTGGTTTTCTAATATAATTAACGTCTATAGATGTTATTGTATTGGGATTAACAACTATATTCGACCCTCTTAAATGATAAATCGGCCTCATAAGCGTAGGCCTAGTTAAAGGTGAGTCTATAGATAGTTGAAATTTATCGTGTGTTGTCTTTTCTACCTTAACTCCAATGTGAGGAACTGCGGTTGTATTGTTGAATACAACTTGTTTTAGTCTATACAACTCAAAAGCAAGATCATTAGTGTCAAATACATTTGAAGGATTATCACTGTCTGTTAAGGTTTGGCTTTTGTGAAATATTTCTATTTTTTCTTCTAGTATATCTACCATATCAGCATACATTGTGTCATTGCCGTTTAATCTTCTAAATTGATTTAAATCATAAAAATATTGCTCAAATATATCCATCTGAGCATGATTAGCTAATAAGTTAAACTCTATTGGCGTTATATATCCTCTTTGCTCTTTATTAGCCAAAGCTAAAACTCTTTGATATACTCTATCTACGTTTACCATAATATTTTTTTATTGTAGTTACGATCGCCCCGTAGGGCGACCGCTCTACAGTTTGATTAGTTATTTAATCTTTTTTCTATATTTGCATATATTTCCATACCTTCATCAGTTTTAAACCAATGCGCTAAAGCAGTGTATGGATGCTCGTCAAAAGGTATGGTCATTACTTTTCTACCGTTACTTCCCCATAAGAAGTTTCTTTGATCTGACGATAATCTTAGTATACCTAGTTCAACAGCTTTAATACCAAAGTTTCTTAGCATTACATTTTCATCATCTGCAAGTTCTAAGAACAGTTTAGGATTATTTCGTGCAAATACCAATAGATCACGTCTAAGCTCCTTAGAACTCAACTCTGCTACGCTAGAACCTTTTTCTACTCTCATAATAGCCTCTGCCATATCAATGTCTACATTTCTAGCAGCTACTAGTGCTTCTACTTGCATATTTAAAACATCTATTTCTTCTTCAGCTATAGCCGCAGGCATAAACTCGTAATACAGTTTATCTCTGTCTGGATGATATAAACTTAATAGTTTTTGTAATACTGTTTTTTCTTTTGGAACATATAAACTACCAGATCTAAAAATTATATGCTCTAGTCTTTGATCGCCTTTCATTTCGTCAACAAAAGGTGTTCTTTGGTTAGAAGTATATTTTAACTCTCTTTCATAACCTTGTTCTTCGTCAAACCAATAAACATTAGTAGATCTAATAGATCTAGATAATGGTTTTTTGTCTCCTTTCAAGTAGTATATTCTATCTTTTATTTCCCACTCGTTTTTTGGTTTAACTCTTTCTCTTACTTTTGGTTCTTCAACCATTACAGTCTCTACAACTGTTTCTTCTATTTGAGGTTCTTCAACCTCTACTTTTTTCTTTTTTGCCATAATATAATATATAATAAAATTAATAAAATAAAAGGCCGAGGCCGAAGCCCCGGTCTTTTAAAAATAGTTTACTTCATTAACATAAAGTTGTTAGCACCTTGTACTACTAAACATCTTTCAGTTAACATGTGGATTTGCATTGCATCTAAAGCAGATGTAGCAGCTCCAACAGAACCAGTTGTCCAAGTTTTCATCTTTCTATTGTCAGTTTGTGAAGCTCTAAATCTAACATGTAAGAAAGGTCTCTTAAGATTTTTACCTAACATTTGGTCATAAACAGTAGAAGTACCAGCTGGAATAATAACCCCTCTGATAGCAGATCCAGCACCAGCAGCAGCATTAATACCACCTCTAGTAGCTAAGTCATTTAAATATCTAAAGTCAGATTTGTAGAAGTCATAAGAACCTCTTCTAAATCCAGAGAAACCTAAATTTAACGCCATGTCTTCAGAGTTGTTAAATACTCCATAAGAAGTACCACCAGCTCCGTAAGAGTTCATTGAAGCTAACATATCGTCAATAGCTAAAGACGTAGTTCTATTTACGAACATCATGTTTTCTTCAATAGCTCCTTGCTTGTCAAATTCAGCTAGTATTGCATCAAACTCAGCTAAATCAGTAGCAGCATTAACACCAGTTACACCAGAAGTAATATTACCTCTTGTTTCAATAGCAGAGAATAAACCTTCTGTACCAGCGTCGTTAGCAGCATCAGTTGTAGATCCAGGTAAAATTGTAGAACCTTGAACTTCAGAAGTAGTAGAAGCTAACTCACCTTCTAACATTGCCATTTCAATATAGTCAGTAAATCTAGCTCTAGTATCAGCTTCAGCTTTTAAGTACCATAAGTAACCTGATTGTCCAGCTTCAGAAGCAACTTCGATCCAACCAACTCTAGCAGTATCTGATCCAGATACTTCGTAGTAATCCTTCATAATGATAGGCTTATTAGCAAAAGTTTTAAATGTTGGCTCGTTAGCACCTCTTTGATCTGTAGTGTTACTAGTACCAGCAGCAGCTCTATAGCTATCGCCTTTTCCAAATTCAGAACCATAAACTAATATAGTAGTATCTTTAGCTGTACTAGTAGCCGCTAAAGCAGATTGGCTATAAGGTAAAACATCAATAACCGCGTTAGCTACAACAGAAACTAAACATTTGAAAACTCCATTAGAATTAGATACAATAATAGTATCGTTAACTCTAATACCGTGATTAGCAGCTGTAAATCCAGATCCAACGTTACCGTCAATATCATCTTGTATTGTTATTTGAGCGATATTACTTACACCAGAACCAGCGTCAGCACCACCAGTAGCTGATGTTACTTGTCCTTTGTACGATAAATGTAAACGACCTTGCTCAGACCAAATAACTTGATCAGCTTGCATCGCTTCTTCAGCCCCAACTTGTGATAAGAAACCTGATATAGTTCTCGGTCCGAAAACTTCAGCTTCTTTCTCCATTAGGTCTGGTAAATATTGTTGAGCCCAACCCATATCTTGGTTGAAGTCAATGTAGTTTGTAGATAATGTTTGCTTTTGTGAAGCTGGCACACTATTCAAACTACCTCCTGCAGTAATTGCCATAATTTTGTAATTTTAATTGTTAATTTTTATTTTTAATTTTAAACTTAAAATCAGGGCCATCATCATTTAATACTCTTGCTGTAAATCCGCTAGTATTAGTATTTTCCATAAACGATTGTCTAGGTGTCATATCAATATTTTTAGATTCAGCCATACTATCTTTTAATGCATCTGCTTTTCCTTGTTCGTAAAAATGATTAGCTATCATGTCAGGATTCATAGCTGTAAATAAAGATCTATGATAACCAGTCGCATCTTCCATATAATTTTCTTTGTTCAAAAACTTTTTGACAAAATTGTTAATATCTGATTGACTATCCTTAACAGCGTTAACATCTTTTACGTTTAATCTAAATTTTTTATCTCCAACTTTATATTCAAAACCTTTGAAATCTTCGTTGAAAACTTGATTAGATTTTTTTACAAATACATCAGATCTATTTTTTTGCATTTTTAATGATTCTTCTGATTCTTTGTTGTATCGATTGAAGAAATCAATAGCTTTCTGTTGCTCTGTAGTAAGTTTACTTCCAGCTTTAATATCTTCATAATATTTGGATTTTACACTTTCCAAGTGTTGCTTTGCTTCGGCAACTTGCTCTTTCAAAGCTAATTTTTTTCTTTTTATATCTACTTTTTCATCTTCTTCTTCATCAAAAGAAAACTTGTCTTCCATAATAAACTCTATCTCATCTTCTGATAAATGTGGTTTAGTTTTTTTATAATACTCTTTTAATAAGCTATTATTATCTAACTCCGTGTAGTCTTTGTTAAGAGAAACATAATCACTTAAATCTCCTCCAGTTTCTTCCATGAAGTCTAGTAGTTTTCCAATACTTTCTGGTATTGGTCTTCCGTTTTCTTCAGACTCTCTTATAGCTTCTACAACTTCTTCATTTAACTGTTGTACTTCTTCGTTAGCTACTTCTTCAACAGCGGGTTTTTCATCTTGAACGGCGCTACCTTCTCCGGTAGATTTTTCATCTGTTGTTTCGATGATTTCTTCGAGTACTTCTTCGCTAACTTTGGATTCGTCGCGTAAAGAAACCTCATCTGTGCTTTGCTCCTGAACGGCATCTTCTTCTTTTTTTAATGGTTTACTTAAATCAACTTTAGTTATAGTTTCTATATCTTCAGCTGGTTTTTTCATATCTGTTATAACTTTAGTAACATTATCTTTAGTCTCGTTACTATCAGGTTGTTTTTCAACCTTTTCTTTTACTTTTAATTTACCAACTTCGTTATCTACAGTTGGCTCTTCTTTTTTCTTTGCCATAATAAAATATTATATAATTAATAAAAATGTTTTTTTATCTAGGACCAAAGCTAGATAAATCACCTATACCTCCTAATATATCATTACCTGATGATTCAAAGTTTTTAGGTGGTTTGTTGTTATTTCTTTGGTCAATAAGTTCACTTTGTTGTGATGCTTGTATTTTAGTTCTTCTATCTTTACGATCTTCTCTTTGCTTTTCTTTAGATTTACTACCTTCGACTTCTAAGCCTTTTAATTGCATGTTATATTGAAACTCTAATGCCATTAATTCTTTTTTAATATTAGCTTCTTGTTGAAGTTTTTCAGTTTCAAAACCTACTTTAGCTTGTTCAATTGACATTTGTGTTTGTGCTAAAGCTTGTTGTTTTTGTATTTCTGACTGCGCAGCGGCTTGTTGTGCTTGAATATTAGCTTGTGATTGAGCTCGTATATTTTCTTGTTGCATTTTTTGATCTTTAGCACTTTTCTTTTTTCTTCTTATTTTAAGTAATTGGTTTGCTAATTTAAGATTTTTTATTTCTCTAAGATCAATAGCATCTTCAAGCTCTATACCTTGTTGTGCTAAAGCAGCTTGAATATTAGCCTCTAATATAGCTTTTTCTTCGTCATCAGGTGATAACTCTATAAATATTCCAAAGTCATATAAGTACAAATCAGACATTTCATTTAATGTAGCTACGTTATGAACACCAAGGCTTTGTATAAAAGCTTCTCTTGTTGGAGAAAACTCTATAATATCTGATATTCTCAATGACAAACACTCGCATATAGACTGTGTTAAAAACAAACCTCCTTGTAATATATGTCTTGTAGCTGTATTACTATTTGCAGCTGCCATTTTTTGTACGCCTACTAAAGCTTTTGGATCTGGAACACTAGCGTCTCTAGCTTCGTTTAAACCTGTAGTATCTCTAATCATTTGCAAGTAATAATTATAGTTACCGATTAAAGCTTGCATTTTTTGCCCACCAGCACCACTAGTTATTTCCTGTATAGGTACTTTACCTGGATTTAAATCACCTTCTGAAGTAAAGCTTCTACCAATTATACTACCTGTTTGAAAAAACATGTTTAAGGCTTCTTGTGGATTATAGTTTGTTCCATTACCTAAATCAACCTCGGCTAAACCATCAGCATCTAAGTAAACACCATCTGGCACCATACGCGACATTACTTGTTGCAGCTTTAAATGTGTTAACTGTATCATATCAGCAAAACCAGTAATTCTACTAACTAAAGACTCTATTCTACCTTCATACATACGAGGCGCAACAATAGAGTAATTCATTTTTACTTTTGTAAAATTACTTTTAGGTCTCATCATATTTTTAGACATTTCCCATTTAAGTAATTTTTTAGTGCCTAATATTAAAGCGCCTTCATATAAACACTCTATAGATCTTGACTCTTTACTAAAGTTTTTTGATTCACCAGGGTTAAACGTATCGTCTTTTTTAATAGCTTTATCAGCTCCTGTAGCTGTTTCTTTTATTTTGTAAACCTCGTTCATATAAGTTTTATAATCAAAATATAAAACTCTAACTTTGTTATTGTCTCTTTCTTCGTTTACATCTTTATATGTAGTATACTGACCGTAGCTTTTGCTACCGTAAGAAGTTATTTCTTTTAAATCTTCTTGGGTTAAATGTGGAAACTGTTTCTTTAATTCATTAACAGGTATGTTTTTTACCTCACCAACATAATATATATCTTCAAAATAAGGAGACTCTGTGTGTGAATATACTAAATTTTCAGGGTCAACATATTCAACTTTTACGCCTTCAGAAGTATTAAAAGAAGTTTTTACAGCGCCTATACCTAAAACAGTAAGATCATAATAAAACCTCTTTTTTGTTAGTTCGTATTTACTTCCTTCTAACAATACGTTTAAAGCTTGTTCTTCTGCTATTTCTACAGCTTGTTTATAATTTATCTGCATGTGTAAGTCTAGCTCTTCTTGTGAGTCTGGAAGTAATTCTGTAGGTGTATTAAAAAGATCCATACCAAACCTTTCTTTTACAAAATTCTTTAACTCTTTTTGATTCATGTCTTCCATTATAGAGTTCATATAATCTGTTCTTTTTGAAACTCCATAAGGATCTTGTGAATAAGCTTTTATATCGTAAGTTCTGTTTGATATTCCGTTTACAACTATATCTACAAACTTAGGTATTATAGGAACAGGCTTCCAGTCTAAGTTTAAATAACTTAAGTCACCGTTAATAGACAGCTCATCTTTATATTTTTGTATTGATTGTTCTCCTCTAGCGTAGAGCCTTAGTTGTCGAAAGTTATTTCTATTGTGTATATATCTGCCACTGTAGTTGTCTTTATCAAACCACTCTCTTTCTATGGCTTGAGCTACTTTAAGCCCATAATCATAGCTTATTTTTTCTACGTCGCTTACTACTTGACTTGGAAATTGCCTCATATTAATTCTTTATTATTCTTGAAGTACTGCCTTTGTTTGAATATTTAGCTATACTTATATTTAATTTTGGTTTTTCTATTTTAGCATTAGGCCTATATAAATGTCTATTACAAGCCATAATAGCTAATCCACTACTTATCGTTGCATCGTACTTAGTACGTTTTGTTATGTCAAATTTAGACCAGTCGTTTAAAGTTCTATTAAAATATATGTTGCCATAAACACCGTCTTGTAAATGACCGACGTGTTGTTGTATATACATTTCAATAGCAGCGGCATGAGCTTGTTTTATGTCTTCACTTGAGTTAGGTATACCACCTATTTCTTTTTCTGTTGTAGATAATTTGTTCCAAATTTTATCTGGTCTATTCATGCTAAAACCTCTATATCCTCTACGTCTCAAATGATAAAGTAATCTAGGTTTATTGTTTTCACAAAGTAAAGGCATACCATAAAACACTAGAGACATTAATACATCTTCAAAAAATATCTCAGCTGTTTGTGGTCTAGCTATATATTCTAAGAAAAAGTGATTAGGTGGTGCATCTTCCATACTAAACTTAGTTAAACCGTGTAGAGCTCCATTTGAACCCTTACCATCAACTGTTCCTGATATATCGTAACTATCACAACCAAAAGCTCCCATGTGCTCATTAGCTGGATATTTAATTCCATTTTTAATTACAACTTTGTTCTGCATGTGTTGAGGTGGAAACCAGCTTACTTTAAATCTACCTTTTTGATCTGGATAAAATATAACTTGAGTATCTTTTACTCCGTTAACCCATTGAAAGTTTCCAGTGCTTACATTGCCTTGAGCACCAATACCGTCGTTGTAATCTATTTGCTCGTATATTTTAACTAAATTAAATATACTATTTTTAGCTTCATCTCTAAACGCGTGCTCTTCAGTTCTTGGAAACTGTCTGTAAAACTCATTTAAAGCGTCTTGATCATTTTTTAAACCTTCAGCTTCATTGTTCCAATGATCTATAATACCATAATCTATTAATTCACCGTCTGGTCCGAAGACATCATCACTTGGGTTATCAAAAACTGGTTGCCCGTATCCATCAAGAAATCCTTCGTAATTCCACTCCATTGGTATAAAAAGAGAATATAAACCAGACTTTGTTTGTCCATTGCGGTTTCGTTTTGTAACGTCTGAATCATAGTATAGTTTTTTAAAATTACCACCACCTTTATCTAAAGAGTTACTAGTACTACCCATCATACATTTTCCTACTACTCTACTACCTAATCTTAAACACGTTTTTGTTACTCTCCAATTATTTAATATATTATCTGGTCTTTCCCATTTACCACTTTCATCATGTACTAGTAAGTTAAGCTTTTCTCCATCATAACTATTGTCACCTGTGTTTTTCCAATCAATAGTAGTATCAAGTCCAACCAAGTCTTCTTGCTGTTCATTTGCAACAATTTTTTTACGCGTAAACTTACTTGCAGGTACACGATAAGCAAGCTCAGACTTAGGTCTATCCATACCATCTTGTATTGGTTTAAAAAAGAAAGGATAGTTGACCGATATTGGAACAACTTTATCTGTAAACATTTTTTTAGCATCAGCACCACTTTTAGATAATATACCATATCTACTATCACTTGATATTGTAGCTAAGTTAACAGTTTCTGCAGATGACATAAAACTAAAACCACTACGTCTATTTTTAAGATAACACATACCGTAGCATCTTTTGTCAGCTTTACAAGCTTCCCAAAATATATAAAACAAGCGGTTTGCTTCTCTATAATCTGGCGCACCTACATCTATTTTGCTCCATTGTAAATACATGTAGTGAGCACCTGTTATATACGTTGGCTTGTTGTTATTTAAAAACCAAAAACCTTCGTCTCTACGTCTAAACTCTTCGTCTATATAGTCGTACCACTTCTCCTTTTGATCTTCAGGATATGATCTCCAGTCAAATATATTTTTAAGTTTACTTAGTTCTTTTGGATACTCTATTTTTTGCCACTTACCTATTTTGTGCTGCAGTCGCACTGGCAGCAACGGCAAAGCCACCCGC